GCGTCAATGACGAGTTGATCCATGCGACGGCCAATGGCGTTACCAACGACCTGCACGAGTTCACGGCGCTCGTCAAAGTTTACTTTCGCTTGATGGAAGATATCACTGTATTCAGCAGCAATATAATCCGACATTGAAGCTGTCACTTGAGAGTAAGAGACATTAAGAGGGGTCACGTCCGATTGAGGGACGCGGATAGTTGCGGTGCCTTTCCCAATTTTGGGGAACTTCACCTGATTGCCTTCGACGTTGTTTCGCTCGCGAGTCACGCCTGCAAGCGCACGAGACGCTTGATATGCCTGCTTGACTTCAGCATCAAACAACTGGACGAAAGCGTTAGAAATGCCAACAGCCATTTCTTAGTTCCTTTCGTTGAAACAGTTATCAAATTAATCGCTGTGCAGGTATCCATACGGGCTGCGAGCTTGAACGATTTAGCGCCACGTCCCAAGGCGGGTCTGACGGGCCAGTAATGGGTATCCGTCAGACCCAATATAAGAAACTAATTGTTAGTTGTAAACAAGTAACAGTGTTGCATTTTTGCAACACTTATATTGGTTGATAAGGATCACCTCCGTACATCTTTTCAAACATACGTTCGACCTTGGCACGATATGCTGGATCAGTATTGTACTCAGGACGACCAACCATAGCGGTTAGCTCTTCGCGGCTTGGTCCTTCTTCAATGGTTGAGACATCAACAGGCACAGTCTGATCCCCATAATATGCCCGTATCTTCTGAAGAGCGCGCATACCATCGGCAGTACCACCCATGATCTTGAACTCTTCAAAGTCATTCTCGCCCCACACACCTTTGCGAACAAGGCTTTGTGCCCAATCCGTCATAGATTTAATAGTAGCATCAGCATTGGGTCCGAGTTTCTTATACTCTTCTTGGTAAGATATTTCTTCTTGATCTATCTGACCACCAGCCATCTCAATGTACTTTTCAGCTAATTGATCGAAAGCAGCTTGAGTTATCCCATGCTCTTTCGCCCAATCCTTATAAGTTACATAGAGTTCGTCATCTTCTGGAATACTGGCGTTTTGAAATACAGCACCATCATATTCTTCGGGAGCTTTGTGTTTTCCTTGCGAAAATTTCTTTTGTAGTTCGTTATAGGACTTAACGAGGTTCTCAAGGTCCGGGCCTTCTTCTTCGTTCCAAAATTTCTCTGGATACCAATCTGGCCTAACAAACTCAGTCTCCTCATCTTCAGACGCAACGGTTACTTCATCAACCGATTTTGCCTCTGATGCAGGAGCCTCATCAAGATGGGAGATACTTACTTCCTGTTCTTGCTGGTTATCGTCGCTCTCGACTGAGGCTTCGGCCAGCAAGCCTTCGGTTGCGTTCATAATTTAGATGCCCTTCTAATTCGCCGCTCTATTTCGCGGACTAGTGAGTTTTGCCCCTCGCGCGCATAGCCGTGGGACGCTTCTTCGCCCGGATACCATGTGGGCTGCTCTATGGTAAGCGAACGCAAGTGGGACAGTATTTCCTGCCCATCGTCGCTACCAAAGACTCGGAGATATAATCTATCAATGTCATCTTGTTCGTTTTGATTTGTAAGACGTAGCTCCGGCTCTACTTGCCGAAGACCTTCCCAACCTTCTACGATGGACATTTACATTCCTTCTGGTGCTTGACCTTCCATTGCCGCCATCTGTGCCATCTGAGCGGCTTGTTCCATCATTTCCTGACGTTCTACTGGTGATGTACGTAGCTCTGCTGGCACACCAAGTTTGTCAGCAACGTAATCAGCAATAGCGCCCATACGCGGAGCCATCTGACCTTCTGGGCCAAGTGCAGAAGACAACTGCACCCATTGCGTGATCTTCTCAATATCACCCATGTTCTGAGCTTGAGCAATCGGTGATACAGGCGTCACCTTAACCTCAAGACCATTTACACGAAGTGGCATCTCAATCATACCGCGCTCATCCATGACATAAAGGATACGCGCAATCAGCGGACCCATTGTCTCTGTAATTAGGCGTCCAAACGCAGAGCCAAGGTTCTGCGCTAGTTCCTTCATACGCTCTGCAATCTCAGTCGCAGAACGAGCAGACATATTGTCAGGTGGTAGAGTATCATCCAGCATGATCTTCTTAATGTTCATGCGTAGATCATTGATAACAATCTGAGACACATTAAAGTCACCAGAACGCGGCAACATCTTTAAGCTCTCACCTTGTGGACCACCATTACGAGCCACGGGGATTATTGCACCCGGCGTTATACGGATCATCTGTGGGTTTAGAACACCATCATCAGCAGCCGTATAGACACCAGCAATAGACAAAGATGCGTTTTTGAGCAAAAGCTCTAGCGTCTTATTGAGTGTCTTAATGTCTGGGATTGCAGTAACGAGAGGCCCACGACCATAAACTTCACCAGCAACCTTCATGTATCGAGCCACGATCCAAGGCGAAGACTTCATCTTGCGCTGCACAATCTGTGCCTTACCTTCTGGCCAAATCACATGATAATCATAATCACCACGGTTCATATCAAGGATTGTTGCCTCAACCAACTCAATCTCTTCTGTTGGCTTTTCCTCAATCATACGCGCTAGACGGTCAGGAATTTCTGCATCCATCCAGTGTTGCTTGATTGCTTCAGCCTTAATCCGCATACGACGATACACGTTATCAACGCGACCATGTGCACCCTCTTCAATAGCCACAAGGTATTGAGGCACAGCAGTAAAGCGGATTGGTGTCATGTCGTCGCCCGGTTGCACAAGCATAACCGCCGTACCAACCGCAAGGTCCATAAGAAATTCACCCATTGCCAAATCAAAATTTGATTGGCGGAGAACCGAAAACATCTTTTCTGCGTATAAATCTAATGCAGCTTGCGCTTCTAACTGGCGATCCGCAGGAATATCAGGGCCGGGTTCAAGACGACACCAACGACCATATGGCGGAAACAAACCAGCTTGAATGCGGTTAGCAAATCTTT